TGTCACCTCGCCACGAGTAGCCCGCCGCGTTCGGGTAGAAGTGCTGCTTGTCGAGGTACTGAGCAGGCCCGTACACCGAAGGCGCGCTCGGAGTCTGCGAGAACCCGAGCGGATGAACCGCGCCGTGGGCGTCGATGACGAGCGGAATGTCGATGCCGTTCGTCCAGATGATCTTGTCGTTCAAGACGAGGAACTGGTCGGGGTAGGTCGGGCGCGTATCCGACGTCAACCCGTCGTAGATCTCCTCCCAGTTCCTCGCCCAGCCCGCGTGCCGGTAGAGCTTCGTCCCCGACCGGACGAGCAGCACATCTGCCGTACCACCCATCAGCGACGCGTGGAAGATGCCGTGCATCTCCCCGAAGACCGAAGCGGGGTCGAATGGGCCCCGCTTCGGCTCATAGATGGTGGGCCCCTCCACCGTCGCCAACGTGTTGTCCAGCGACGCCTCGAAGTTGACGATCTTCTGTGCCAGCTGACCCGGCGCATAGTTCGTCTGCATCTCCCCCGGAGGGATGATGAACTGCTTCGTCTGCTGGTTATCGGGGCCCGCCATGCGCTACACCTGGGGAGTGGGCAACGTAACCGTCGGCAGCTTCGTCGCGGCGCGCTTCCGGGTCATCGCGTTGGTGATGTCGGCAGCGTCGGCGACAAGGAACTCGTCCTTGTGCTCGGGCGCCTTGGCAGCGGCAGCGGCAGCCGCCTTCGCCGCCGCGGCGGCGCGCTCCTCTTCGAGCTTGGCCTTCTCCTCGGGGGAATACCAGTTCGCGTTCACCTCATCGAAGATGTAGGTGGCGGGGCGCCAGTCGTGGATGTTGCGGTGCTCGCGGTCGCAGCCGACGAACTCGATGCCGTTCTTGGTCATGAGCGTCGCCTGCCAGAGCGCCGTGCCGCCGGGCCGGGTGCTGTACTGGATCGACAGCACCATCGACTCCTCTTCAGAGCCGTTGAGGTTGCGCCGAACGAAGATGTCGCCGAGCTGCGGGCGGGGGAACGCGGTCGTCAGTGCCATGAGATACTCCTCGGGTTGCCATGTAGGTATAACACGAGAAGTCAGATCGTGTTGCGGTAGCGCCCGTAGCGGAAGCGGATCTGGTAGCCGGTGATGGAAACAGGCTCGACGACCCCGCCCGGATTCGCGTAGCGCTTCCGGAAGTGCCGACAGAGCTCGTTGTAGCGGGCCGCGTGCTGATTCGCACCGGTCTGGTCAGCGCCGTCCATCAAGCACATGTAGTGGAGGCAGAGCTCGATGTACGCCAGCACGGCATCCCGCTGAATCGGAACGGTGTCCTGGTCATCCTTGAGCGCCTTCGGCAGACGCTGCACGCGCAGGTCCAGCTCATAGCGCTGGTCCTGATGCGGATAGACCTTGTACGCGAAGTAGCCCGTGCTGTGCTTCAGCTCGCGCTGGTAGTCGGGAATGGTCGAGCCATCCCAGATGTACGTGCCGGCCGTCGGCTCGACTTCATCGAGAAGGTAGTACTTCCCGTTCGTCTCGACACGATCGAACCCGGCGCCGTAGGGGGTCGCCGTACGCACCGCGGTCCGCGCCACGTAGATACGGAGGCGCATGCCGCTGCGGCTGTAGCGCAGCGTCGAGGGCTCTCCGAAGTCCATCATGGCGTCGATGTTCGTGCCCGTGATGAGGATGGCGCGGCCCGGGTCAACGGCGTGGTTGATCGACGCACTGATCGGCGACGGCGCGCTCTCCCAGAGCGGGTCGCGAATCCCGCCCGGCGCCGACTGCCACTCCAGGTCACGGCGACCCCACACGTACGTGTAGACGAACGAGAACGTGCCTTCCCACTCCGGACCGACCCAGGGGTAGTCCTTCTCGTCGAGCACGACCGTCGGCGCCGTCGTCGGGGCCGGAATCTGGAACTGGCGGCTGCGCCACATACGGAACGGACGGCCCATGTCGTTGCCGCGGAAGTCCGTCATGTCCTGGCGATACGCGCCGCCGGTGTCGATTGCCCAGATCTGCTGCCGCGTTTCGTCAAAGATTCTTGCTGGTTCCAGCACACGAGTTACGTCGTCAGTGACGAAGAACTCTGGCTGGTGCATCCGGAACTCGAAGATGGTTCCCGGAGGGGACACGACGTCCCACGGCCGGTCGATGCTGACATAGTACTCCAGCACGCCGCCGGTGAGCTGGGACCAGAACTCGCGCGACTGGCGCCGGTGAAGCTGGCCAGTGGCGTCTACGATCTCGAAGTGCATCAGCCCGTCGTAGGTACCCGTGATGTCGGGGAGCCACAGCGCACCCGTCGTGAGGGGCAGGCCGTTCTCGGTGACGAACTTGAACACCTTGGGGTCGGGCATCGGAGCCAGTCGCGCCTTGACGTCGGCGTCCGTGCCCACGATGTCCTTGTAGAGGACGACGTGTTCGTCGTCGGGGACAACAGCTTCGGGGACGTCGCCCGAGATGCGGTCCAGCGCAGCATTCATCGCCTGCCGGACGCGCGTATCGAGCGACGACCCCGTGCTGTCCCAGGCCCGAAAGTCAAAGAGGCGAGCACGGAGTGCACCGAGAGATGTATCCATGCTCGCCTCCTATCCGTTCAGACCGAGGTTGCTACGTTATCGGACGTTCACGTAGCAGGTCGCGAGCGCCGCGGCGGCCGCGGACGTGTGGGCGTAGCCGATGGTCGTGTCGAACTTCTGCGCCGCGCCGAGCACCGAGTTGTCCATCGCGGCGCCGGCCGTGACGGTGTCCACCACGATGGAGACGTCCTGCGTGATGGCGCCGGCACCGGCGAGAACCGAGCCGATGCCCTTCTTCAGAACCCAGCCGTAGGGACCGGAGGTGACCACACCCGAGGAGGTGGTGGTCGTGGTGCCGGGGATGACGTGCTGCGCGAAGCCGACGACCTTCACCGAGGGGGTAGCCGCGGCGACCGTCTTGATCGTGGTGCCGAGCGAGGTGGTGGCGAGCTTGGCGCCGAGCACCTGACCGGCGACGTAGTCCGCGCCGGTGCTGTTGTACACGAACACCCACACCTGATCGCCGACACCCGACTGAGCGCCGAGCACGAGGCGCTCGGTGCCGAGGGGGTAGACAGCGGAGCCGTAGGTAACGGTGATGTCATCACCAAAGACCTGATTGTTCGCGAAAGACATGGGAGAATCTCCTTATCTGTGGAAGTTGAGTACCGACTACCCTTAGAGGGCGCCGCCGGAGACGCAGCCCTGGGCCGGGGTCTTCGTGCAGATGAGGTTGCCCTGCATCGAGAAGATCGCGGTCACGACGTCCTGGTCACCGACGCGCTCGGTGAACGGGGTGATGGACGGGGCCTCCATGAGGGGCATCTCAAGGAAGTCGGTGTTGAGGATGTAGGTGGCGCCGGTGGTGGCCGGAGCCGCGAGCATATCGGCCCGGTTGAGGTCGATGGAGCTGTACACCTTCGCCACGCCGAGGTCGAGGCCGAGCATGTTGCTCTTCTCGGTCTTGTCCTCAACCAGCGTCACGCGGACGAGGGAGAGGCGGGAGTCCTCGAAGTTGGTGTAGGTGTCGTCGTCCATGACCACGAGGTCGGGGCCCTTGCCCATGCCGCCCGCGTAGTGCGCGCACTGACGGTAGGTCTTCCGGAGGGTCGGCAGACCGTCGGTGGCCCAGGCAGTGATGCCGTTGTACTGGTTGAAGTGCGAGTAGCTGGTGCTCTTCGCCACGTCCTGGGTGACCTGGGTCTGAGAGGTGGTCGCCTGGAACTCCAGGAGGCCGTTGGTCACGCCCGTGCCGGAGCCGGAGGTGAAGTTACCGTTCAGGCTCAGGAAGCCGGCGAGGTCGGCGGTCTGGAACACGAGGCTACGGGAGGAGCCGGTGAGGAGGAACTTGTTCAGGTCCGCCTTGGCGCCTTCGAGGGTGGTCTGGGGGTACTCCTCGATGAGCCGGATCACAGCGAGCTTGCCGCTGTTGAAGAGGAGCTCCTTCTTGGGGATGTTGATCGCCGCAACGATGCGGTGCGGCTCCACGCGGTACCGCTTGGTCTGCTGACGGCGGGTCATGTTGAGGAGCTCGTCGCCGACGAACACGCCAACGCCGCGGGCGGGGGCGCCACCGGCGAAGGAACGCTCGATGATCGAGCCGCCCTCAGAGGGCATGCGCGCCTTGCTCATGAGCGCGTCGAGGAGCTCGTTGGAGCGGATGAAGGAGTTGATGAGGGGGCCGCGGAGGTCCGCGAACGTGGTGTTCAGGATTTCGGTAGAGATCGCCATTGGAAACTCCATAGCCGGCAAGGCAGACGCGCAAGCGACTCCGACCGGCCGGGTCGAAGGAACAGTTGAAGTTCTGGGAGCTGCGCCTGCCCGCTCACTGTGGCTACGGACCCTGACGGGCTACCCGAACCGACACCGAGGGGTGCATGACAAGAATACCGCTATGGGTATTCTCGTGCAAGGGGTTGCAGAAGATTTATTTCACGTTAGGGGAACGGGGTGAGCGGGTCTGCTCGCTAACGGTCCGCGCCTTCGTGCAGGCCGTGGCGTGCGAACTGCTCTCCCTTCTGGGACGCCTCGCGCTTCTTCCGCGTCGCCGCTGCGAGCTTCGCCATGCCGCTGGAGGACGAGCGGAGCTTCTCGATGGCGCGCTTCGGTGCGTAGACCTCGCCGGTGGCCTTCGGTCCCTGCACGCTGGGTTTGCCGGATGGCGTCGTCCACTTCTGCTTCGTCCAACGCTTCAGGCTCTTCTGTGCGCTGGACGGGCCAGACTTGTACTTGCCGCCTGCCTTCTTGTATTCCTGGGCGACCATCTGCGCCTTGCGGGCAGACCACTGGCCGGGCTTGCCGCCTTTGCCGCCCGCAAGGACGCGCTTCTTGATGCGCTCGCGGAGCTCGGGGTTGCTGTAGACCTGCTTCAGCGCACCACGACGATCCATCACTTCCCTCGCTTGTCGGCCGCCTCCATCTGGCGGACCACCTTGTTCGCCCAGGCACGACCCGCGGCACCGCCCCAGAGGAGGCCCGCGACGTAGCCCTTGTCTTCCTTCGGGCTCTTGCCGGCGTCGAGCTGATAGTCGCTGGCGTGGCGGTCGAAGTATGCCTTCATCCGCTTTACGGTCGACGGGCTCATCGTCGCACCGGCCTTCAGGTCAGACGCGCGCTGCACGCCGGAGCCGATGCCCTGCGCCGACGCCTGCTTCACGTCGAGCCCCGCCTTCTGGGACTTCGACTGCTGGCGACGCAGGAGCAGCCCGCGGGCCGCCGCAGCGGACACGGAGCTGGGCGGCTTGAAGCCGATGTGGCCGTACTTCCCCTCAGCCACGAGCGGCCTTCTTCATGCGATTGAGCACGAGCTGCTTGATCATCTCGCGGCGCGCGCCGGAGGGTTCCTTCGCCGCCTTCAGATCGGGGCGCGTCGTGTTCTGAACGTCGGTGCCAATCATCGCTGCCCCTTGTTCTGCATGACGAGACTTCGCAAAGCGTCTCGCCGATTCGGCGAGCTCAGCAACGAAGACTGGTCCAGCAGCGAAGGCGTAGAAGTTGAAGACGAGGCGGGCGCTCCTGTGCTCTGCGGCGAAAAGACTGCCGGCGCGATAGCGCGTGGCGCAGACGACGAGCCCCGAGACGTAGGTAGCGTCGTCGGTCGACCCGCGGCTGCCTGCTTCGCGAGGTAGGCGGTCATCGCCGCCTTATTTCGCTGCTCAGAAGCCAGCATATTCTGATACGACTTGTCGAACTTCGCCTCCTCGGCTGACGTGTCGCTCAAGCCAAAAGGGTCGTTCTTCGGATCGATCGGCATGGCTACTTCTTCATCTCGCCGAGGGTGCGAGCGAGCACGACCTGCTTCAGCAGCGTGCGCTTTGCCGAAGAGAGCTTCTTGTCTCCCTCCGCTTCCTTCTTGAGCTGGGCTTCCTTGGCAGCGAGCTTCTCCTTCGGGATCGTCTCGCCTTCCTTCACGCCCATCTTCTCGCGAAGAGCGCCGGGCTTCTTGATCGCGCCCTGAATCCACTTCTCGGCCATGTCGCCCTCCGCCCCATACCGTGTTAGCATAGCTGCAGGAGCAGTCTACCGTGAGTGCGCCGTCAAGTCTACCAGGAGGCGCGAAGATCGCGCAGGTACCGGGCCTTCACATGGGCAAGGTGCAGGCGCTCTTCAGTACGCCGTGGGCGTTCGTCTCGATGTGCCAGATCGTCCGTGAAGACGAGAGCATCGGCTACCTCGAACCGACGAACATCCAGATGAAGTTCTTGCAGGCCTGCGCGGACCATCGCTGGGTGCTCTGCGACAAGTTCCGTCAGGCCAAGATCACCACGCCGTCGGTCATGCTGCTTCTGCGGGACTGCATGTACCTCGAAGGCGTGAAGGGTGTCCTCATCGCCGAACGACAGGACACCGCCGAGGACATCTTCGAGCGCATCCTCTTCGCCTACAAGCACCTGCCGGAGGACGTGAAGGTGCCGGTCGAGTCGGGCCGCAAGCCGGGCACGACCCAGATTCACTTCATCCACGGCGGCGGCATCAAGGTGCTGACGGCAGGCGGGCGTTCCCCCGCCGTCGGTCGCTCCATCGACCGTCTGCTCATCACCGAGTTCGGTGAGGCGCAGTGGCAGCGGAAGGCGGCCGCCAACATCTTCCCCGCGGTGAACAAGCGCCAGAACGCGCGCGTCATCCTGGAGTCGACGCCGGGGTCGGCGGGCAGCCACCACGAGACGATGTGGCACAACGCGCTGGAGGGCAAGGGCCGCTTTCACCCCGTGTTCCTGGAGTGGTGGCTCGACCCGAGCTGTCGTTCCGACCCGGCCGGGTTGAAGCCCACCGACGTCGAGATCGAGTACATGAAGCGCCATCCTGGGATGGACCTTCACAACCTCGCGTTCCGTCGGCTGTCGCTCCAGACCGAGATGGGCAACGACGAGCGACTCTTCACATCGAAGTACCCGAGCGACCCGTACGACGGCTGGCTCGGAAGCGGCTCGCCGGTCATGCCGATCGATGTGCTGAAGACG